ACGCTTATTCTGAAGCCATAAATAAATATAAAGAGCATAAATACAATGGAACTGACCACGACATCTGTTTATGAGAAAATTCTGGATGCCTATCATTCCCGAAAGCGACATATATGGGTAGTTGGCGGGACAGCAGCATCCAAATCCTATTCGATACTACAATTACTCATTCTTAAAGCTACTTGTGCTAAAAAGCCCATTTTAATCTCTATTGTTTCTGAGTCCATCCCACATATTAAAAGAGGGTGTCTCAGGGACTTCGAGAAGATACTTGGAGATGCATTTGACCAAAATAAGTTTAACAGAAGTGACCTCATATACACGTTCCCGGGTGGAACTAAGGTAGAGTTCTTTGGCGCAGATGATGCCTCTAAACTGCGAGGCGCACGCCGGCAGATATTATTTTTGAATGAAGCTAACAACATCCCTTATATGGCGTTCCAAGAGCTTGACGCACGTACAGAGCGATTAACGATCGCCGATTGGAACCCTACGTCTGAATTCTGGTTTTATCAGAACAACCTCGGCGACGCTCCGGATAGCGCAGTGATACACGCTACATATAGGGATGCACTGGCAGTTATACCACCAGGGGTTGTGGAGAATATCCAGCAGATGGGCGCTAGAGACCCCAACTGGGCTAGAATTTACCTCGATGGTTTATTGGGCAAGATAGAAGGCTTGGTGTTTCCTGAGTTTGAACAGGTTGACGAACTTCCCCAGGGCGATGCATTCTTTGGACTGGATTTTGGTTTCACAACAGATAAAACAGCACTTGTCAAGTGTGTTATAATTGGAGATAGGCTATATAGCCAAGAAATGCTGTATGCAACCAACCTGACTAACAGTGATATTGCACGCAAAATGGAGGAGCTGGGTATTAGAAAACGCTACGACGAGATATTCGCCGATAGTGCCGAACCAAAGTCCATTGAGGAAATTTACAGATATGGCTTCAACATCAAGGGTTGCGAGAAGGGTCCAGGAAGTGTAGAATATGGGCATCAGAAGATACGGCAGTATAAGTTATTTGTCACGAAGGGAAGTCTGAACATGATAAAAGAATTACGGAACTTCAGATATATTCCTGATAAAGATGGAAGGTTAACAGAAAAAACAACACACGAATTTAGCCACAGCTTGGATGCCCTGCGTTATGCAGTAATAGGAAAGACTGGGGCAAAGCCAGAACGTAAAATTTATGTGTACGACGCCATGAGTGAGGTTAGAGACCTATTATAGGAGGATTAGATGATAAACTATGAAACTATCTTAATGGAAGCTACCCAGGAGGTTGAGAAGGAACTTAATCTAGAGAACGCCGGCTGGATACAGTTAGGGCAGGGCAGTGAGATAATATCCAGCGCAGAACGTATAAACAACCTCAAGAAAGCCCGGGTTTATTATATGAACGATCCTATGGCAAGGCAGATTATAAATATTTATACGAATTACACATTCGGTAACGGTGTAACATTTCAAACAGATGAGGATATTATAAATGAGCTGATAGAAAATAACAGAACTATCTTTACCGCCAGGGGGGGAAGGTTATGTTCTGACAAACTTCTGGTAGATGGAGAAGTCTTCTTTGCTCTATTTCTCGGAGATAAAACACATATCCGCACGATAGACCCACTGGAAATCACGGAGATAATAACAGACGTAGATGATAAGGAAAACGTTCTGTATTACAAGCGGGAGTGGGTTAACCAGTCAGGCCAGCAAAGGGTTTCAATTTATAGGTCAGTTGCTAATATAAAAGGCGTACCAGCGAAAGATGCTTACGGTAATTCTGTAAGACATAACGAAGATGCTATTGTTTATCATTTAGCGAATAATACATTAGGGCAGAGGGGCAATTCAATTCTTACTCCAGTTTTAACGTGGATAAATTATTATCGTCGGTTCATGGCGTCGAGGATCGCTGTGACATTAGCATTAGCCAGATTCGCATGGCGAGATAAAGTGGCTGGTGGTTCTACGGCAGTGGAAGCAGAAAAGGGACGCTTTGATGAATATCCGCAGGCTGGAGCGGTAAGAATCGAGAACTTAGGTTCTACGCTTGAGCCGATTAAAACTGACACAGGGGCGCAGAATGCCTATCAAGATGGTCGGATGATAAGATTACAAGTCTCCGCTGGCGTAGGAATACCAGAACAGTATTTGACTGGTGATATAGGGATAGGCAACTATGCTACGTCAAAGACTGTAGAGCTTCCACTTTTGAAGCAATTCCAATCTTATCAGCAAGTGTGGCAAGACGCATATATAGACTTATTTAATATCGTATTTGAGCACGAAGGCACACCAATGGATAGACGAGTAGTAGATGTGGACTTCCCGGAAATAGCACCGACAGATTCTCAGGCTTTACTACAGGCTATCGTGAGCCTTATAACTGTAATGCCAGAGTTTGCTGATAGCAATGACATAAAGCAGTTAGCTTTGTCCAACCTCGGTATAGACGACCCCAACGCTGCGCTGGACGCTATGCAGAAGGAAAGTAAAGGGAACCCCAATATTCAACTGGCAAAAGCCTTAAGGGAATTCAGGGAGACAATAAAGTGAAATGCAAGGAATGTCACGGTAAGGGGTATAGAGAATATGAGCATGGGGTTATCAGACTCAAATGTCGAGCTTGCCGAGGAACTGGAGAAGACCGAGATGGAGTTGCTGGCGAAACTGCCTTGCAACCCGAACTCGAAGCAAAACCAAAAGCTCGCCGACGGCCTAGAAAAAGAGCTTAAGGAATACTTTACTGCACTGGGAGTGGCGTTCCCATACGATAAGCTCCAGGAATTATATTACAGGTTGGTAAAGGAATAATATGCCATTAGATGATGAGCTAGGCGAAATTATAGACCCAATACTATCCACGCTGAACGAGACACTTAAAGCTAAACTGATAGGCAAACTGGCCGAGGTTTATGTTTCGGGAAGCGTGCAGATGATGAAGTATGCTGGCTTGCCCTACGAAGGTCCGCCAATGTCTGAAGCGGTAAATTGGGCACAGAAACATTGTGCTCAGCTTGTAACCAGAATGGATGAGACCACAAAGGAACGATTAGCACAAGTAATTAGCGATGGAATTAAAAATAAGCGTGGCCCCGGCGGTTTGACTACGGACATCAAACGTGAGCTAGGATGGATGGGGCGAATGCGCCCATCAGCAATCCCGGGGAAGACCATGCAGTCCAGAGCTTATATGATTGCCCGGACAGAAACAGGGAATGCACTCGGGGCGGCGTTTGAGGCGAGAGGGAAAGAACTCGGGCTGGAAGCAAAACAGTGGTATTGCGCCGGTGGAGATGCTTGCCCTGATTGTTTAGCTAACGAAGCAGTGGGAGTTATTCCCTTTGAGGACACGTTCCCTAGTGGGCATTCTACTGTCGTTGCACATCCTCAATGCCGTTGTGCGGTAGCACCTGCGAGGTTCAAATGAGCCTTAACTATGATATAATAAACAAGGAACTTGACAAGCTAGGCGTTAAGTTGCATTATGGAACTATAACGCTACAGATTAGAGATGGTAAGATTACCTTGATAAAGGTCGAACAAACTGTTAGACTAGATGATAATAAATTGAAATAATGTGATATAATAAACAGGTAGAATTAAATATTCCAGCGGAAGAACCGAGGAGTGAAAGCTTCTCGGTTTTTGTTTTAAGGAGGTAGGATGCCATATAAAAGAACAAGCGAACTACCGGATACAGTAAAGAGTCTACCCAAAGAAGGGCAAGAGATGTTTCTCAAGGTCTTTAATTCAGCCTATGAACAATATAAAGACAGAGAGGATGGGGAACAATTAGCTTTTGCCACAGCGTGGAATGCGATTAAGGCTAAATATAAAAAAGAAGGCGACAAATGGGTCGCAAAGGAGGCAAGCATGATACAAACAAAACTGGCTGAGCTTATACAGGAAGCCAGTATTCGTAAAGATGATGGAAGGGCAAACAAAGTTATAGCTATGTGCCAACCTTTACTCCTGGAGGATAAGGATGATGAGAACGCCATAAAGCAGATAGACGAAGTAATGGCCTGGCTTAAAGAACAAGAGATGGTAAAAACAGAGGATGGGGTGAAATATCCGGCTGAGGCTTACGCATACGTGCCGGATAAGGAACAACCATCAACCTGGAAGCTTCGTTTATGGGAAGATTTGGAGAAGAAGGTTACCCGAGCTCAGTTAGGCAGAGCGGCGGCGGCTCTTTCCCCAGGAGGGTTCAGGGGGCAGAGAGTCGAGATACCCGCTGGAGACTTGCCGGCAGTGAAACGGAAGATACGTGCTGAATACAAGAAACTTGGTGTAGAGGATGAGGATATTCCGAGATGGGTGAAGGAATCAGAGCGCAGAGAGGTGTTAACTGGATTTGTCCCTATGGCAGAGGCGAAATTAGATAAAGGAATTGCCACTGTAACCATTATCAAGCCCGGGTTTAACGTAGGGAAGGGACGATATTATCCTGCTGAGGTATTAAAGAGAGATTACAAGGTATTTGAAGGCGCAAAGATGTATGCCGACCATCCTACTGAAGCCGAAGATAAAACCCGCCCCGAGAGGTCGATTAGGGACTGGGTAGGAACTCTTACGAGTGTAGAAGTCAAAGAGGATGGAACTATTATAGGCAAAGCTACCATAGTGGAGCCCTGGTTGCAGGAGAAGCTAGCTAGGTTGCGAGATAGCGGTATGCTTTCAGAGATGGGTATATCAATCAATGCGATCGGCTCGGCTTCTGATGCGGAAATTGAAGGGGTAAAAACCAAGCTGGTAGAACGCTTGATAAAAGCAAGGTCGGTAGATTTTGTTACTGAGGCCGGGGCTGGCGGTTCGGTAGACTTCTACGAATCAGAAAGAGTGGATATAGATTTAATCGAGTTACCAGAATTAAAAGATAGACGGCCTGATTTAATAGAGGCTGTCAGGATAGAAACTAAAAACGATGTATTAAAGGAGGTAAAACAATTGGACGAACTAAAAGAAAAAATTACTGAACTGGAAAAGCAGATTGGAAACATTACAGCAGAACGTGATGTACTTAAAGCCAAGATAGCGGAGGCCGAGAAGGCACAGAGAGTCGCTGAGACGAAGGCTAAGTTAGACGAAGCCCTACTCAAAAGCGAGTTACCTGAACCTGCGAAGTCACGCATCATGGAGAAATTCCAAAATGCTGAATCCGCCGAAGGAATAGAGGAAGCGATAAAGGCTGAGGCTGATTATATCGCTAAAATCACAGAAGCGGGCAAGGTTCGCAACATGGGCGAAACTAAAATTCCGGATAAGGGTAACCTTAAAGAAAGCTTCAGGAAAATGCATCCCGACTGGACTGAAGCGCAATTGGAAATAGCGGTTTCGGGAAGATAAAAGGAGGTAAGTTAAATGGCTAAAAATCAATATTCTTCTCATGGAGAAGGACGCTACATAACGGTAGCGAAGGCAAGTGTGTCAAGTGGTGACCCTGTTATCATCGGAGACGAAGGATTACACGGGTTTTCGCTGATTGACACAGATGGAAGCGGCAACATAGTGGTCGATACCGCTGGAATCTATACGTTTCCTGTCAAAGGGAATAACGGGAGCATTGATACTGCGGTAGCTATAGGCGATGCGGTATTTTTTACTGCGGGTGAGGCCTTTTTCGATGTTGACCCAACCGCAGCCTTCTTTGGCTATGCCCTGGATGCAGTAGATTCAGGCGATACTGACACCATAAGGGTTTTGGTAGTGCAGAAATCCGACATCGTATCGGGGACTGTCAACACAGTTGATATTACCGATGGTGCGGTAACACCAATCAAGGTTTCGGGATTAGGCAATGTTGAAGCGTATGCCAAGACGGCAACCGGAGTTAACACTTTACTGGCCGAGGCTGATAAAGCAAGGGCGGCTCTTATTCTAGTTAAGGTAACTGAGACATTTGCCGATGGAGATGGGTCTGCAACCGTATTCAAGATTGGTGATGAAACCGACGATGACAAGTTTTTAACGAAGAATACGGGAACGGCAGGAGACATTGTTATAGTTGGTGGTGAAGTTACTTCAGGCGATAAAGTTATAGTAACAGCCACTGCGGCAACCGGTACTGGTACTGGTGCAATTCAAGTAACGGCAATAGCTGTATAAGGAGGTAAATAGATGGAATTTTTAAGTTTAGTAGAAGACTGGAAGGGTTTTACTCCAGTCAAAGAAGTAAATAAAGACGAAAATTATGAACAAAAACTGGCTGAAACGATTAACCTGTTAAGCAATTCAGGACGTCTCCCTGCGCACAGGTACGAATATCTTTTGCGTGAGGCAATGACCACATCTGACTTCCCCCTGCTGTTTGGTGACACAATCGACCGGCAGATGCTGGCCGCTTACAAAGCAACTGAACCAGTCTGGAAGAAATTCACCAAAGTTTCAACTGTAAGGGACTTCAGGGAAGCCAAACGGTTTAAGATGTCCGGTGGAGACAACTACCTCGCTGAGGTGGCCGAGAAGGGTGAATATCCCGCAAGTAGCCGAGACGAAGCGCAATATACCATACGGGTCAAAAAGTATGGACGCCAATTCGACATTTCGCTCGAGGCAATCATAAACGATGACCTGGGTGCTTTGAGGGATACTCCAGAAAGGTTTGCATTGGCTGCACAGAGAACTGAGGAGCGGATAATCACTGGACTGTATGCTAACGATATAGGCTCTCACGGCGCTGGCAACCTATACGAGAACGGAGTTAACGCAACCACGGACGTATTGTCAATCGGTGCGCTAGAAGACGCTATCGAGGCAATGGCTGGATTTACCAGTGGTGGCGAGCCTATTCTCAACCGTCCGAAGTATCTTGTAGTCCCTCCTTCATTGGAGTTTACTGCAAGGCAGATCCTCACCTCAGCAACCAAGATGTGGGTTGATGGTGCGGCTGCTGGAGCTGTTGCGTATCCAATGACCAACGTGGTGGCGAACTATGGCATCGAGCTGGTGGTGGACTACTACCTACCTATACTAGGTGGAGAAAATGGGAAGACAGCATGGTATCTCTTTGCCGACCCGAAAGACATTGTAGTTCTGGAAGCCGCTTATCTCCGAGGACATGAGAATCCTGAAATATGCATGAAGGCTTCGGATAAGGTAACGGTTGGCGGCGGTGCGATTAGCCCCTTCGAGGGTGACTTTACAAGCGACAATATCGTTTACAGAGTACGCCATATCTTTGGTGGTGCGAAGGTGGACTGGAAGGGAACTTATTGCAGCACTGGCGTTGGTTCATAAGTTTAATTTGGAGGGGGTAGGAAACTGCCCCCTCTTTTGGAGGCATAGATGATAACACAGCGTAAAGCTCCCCTGGAATGGTATAGCTATTACTATGGCTTACCAACAGATACGAAACCAACAGGTGTGCCTATAGGTAGTGTTTTTATTGAAGTGCATACTGATACCGGAAAAGGTTATCGCTATGAGACATACGATGGTGATAACTGGGTGCTGATAGCTACAGCTGACGTAGGTGAAGTATGAGTGATATAGAAAAAATTCGTCTTCTCATCAGCGATACCGAAGGCCACTTCACAGATGAGCAGTTAAGTGTTTTCTTGGAAATGGCTGGCTCAGTGAAGTTAGCGGCGGCTTATGCTTTAGAGGCCTGGGCGGCCAGTTTAACAGATAGTTACGTTCGGGAGGATATCGGCGATTATTCTTACACCAAGCGTGAGGCAAATAGTAAGCTGGAGTTAGCTAAACGCTATCGAGAAGACGAAGCGGCCGAACCTTATTCTGCATGGACTGTATTCGGAGGTGTATAGTGTTCTCTGACTTGCTGATTCATACTTGCACGATACAGCGATATACAGAGGGTACAGCGGATGCCTATGGCAATCCAACGCACACTTGGACAAACTATTTAACTGTACCCTGCAGGCTGGTATCTACAAGTGGCAGGGAAGTAAAAGTTGGGGCTGAGGTGGTGATAAGCGACTGGCAGTTATTTCTTGATAATGTTGATGTAACCGAGAGGGATAGGATTGTAACGAATGGTGTTACGTATGAAATACTTCTGGTGCAGCCGCGGGCGTACAGCGAGGGCACTCATCATAAAGAACTTATACTCAGAAAGGTGAGCTAATGGAAATCAGTATAAACGTAAGTAGCAATTTGAAAATTAAAGAGGCACAGGAAAGAGTTGAATCTGCTACCAGAAGAGCCTTAAAAAATGTGACTATCGATATAGCTAATGATGTTGTCAAAGGTTCGAGAGTGAAAACAGGTCATAATAGAAGGTCGATTGCTTATAAGTGGGAGACAGAACCTAAGACACGCATGGGCGCACCTTTAAGCGGAGAGAAACCATTTAGTGAAGAGGAACCTGAGCTCAAGAGTTTAGAAACAGCAGTATGGAGTTCGTCAGGTTATGGCGGTTACCTTGAAACTGGAACTTCCAGAACTCGGGCGTTCCCTTACTTTAGACCAGCACTGGATAAGAACATAGGAAAATTACCAGAGGAACTCAAAAAGGAACTTGAGTAAATGGACGTAAACGCTATTTTAAGAGCTTATCTTGTGGCTGACTCTAGTATAAGTTCCCTGGTTGGCACAAGGATATACTGTCCACGATTAGTCGAGGGAGCAACACTGCCAGCGATAAGTTACTTTGTGAGAGGTGGGACTTCAACACCCTACCTTACAGATATTGTAATACCCTCGTTCCAAATAGATTGTTGGGCAAGTAGCTCAATGAGTGCCAGGGCTGTTTACATGGCTGTTTACGATGCTCTGCAAGGGATAGAAAATAAAAAGGTAACAATAGACACAAAGGACTATTTTATATTATCGGCAAAAGAGGAAGTGCAGGGGCAAGATATGGTAGACGAAGATATTCCCAATTATTTTAGATGTCTTAGCTTTTGGGAAGTAAAAATAAGGAGGTAAAAAATGACAAGCTCAAGTGCAAATGTATTGGTGGGAACAGCGAGTGTAGATTGGTATCCTATAACTAGCGAGAGCAGTGGGGAGCCGCTTGCGATAACCTATGGGACGAAGGAGTCGTTAGGCTGGACATCAGATGGGGTAACAATGACGGTTGCTACAGAGGCGGCGGACATAAAGGTCGAAGAAGTTATCGGGACACTCAAGCGTGTTGTGACTGACCAGACGCTGGAAGTAACACTAAACATGGCCGAAGGAACGCTGGCTAACCTGAATGTAGCTATACCACGCACTAAGGAAGACCCCGCAGGGACACTAACTTTAGGAGTTCCTGACAACGATACCTTCCCCTATTTGATGGGGAAATTAGTGCTAACAGGAGAAGCGCCAAGTGGTAAAACACGAACGGTTACTTTGTATAAGGTTAGTGCTACTGGTTCGGTTGGAATTCCCTATAAGAAAGGTGAAATATCGGTTATACCAGTAACCTTCTCGGCTATGAAGGATGGCATCCCAGCGAATACGGCGACTTACGACAAATTCGGTGAAATTAAAGATAGTTAAAAGGAGGTAAAAGACAATGGCAAGCAGCGCAAATGTATTAGTAGGGGTTGCATCGGTAAGCTTTGATTCTGCGCCTTTGGGCTGGACAACTGATGGGGTGACCCTAACCATTAATACAGAGGTGGCCGACATCAAGGTCGAAGAAGTTATCGGGACTATCAAGAGGGTGGTAACTGACCAGAGTATTGAAGTGACCTTAAACATGGCAGAGGGAACTTTGGACAATCTGGCTAAGGCTATCCCCAATAGTTCACTGTCAAGCAGTACCATAACTCTTGGTGGTGGAACTTATCAGTCTGGAGCATTGGTTTTGATTGGCAAGAACCCCGCTGGTTTCAACCGCACCATTACCTTGACTAAGGTGACGCCGATAGGGTCGATAGGCATCCCTTACAAGAAGGGTGAAATATCGGTTATACCAGTAACCTTTAGTGCCCTAGTGGGTGATACTGGCCAATTCGGCACCATCGTAGATGCAACAGAATAAGGAGGATTAAATGGTTAAGCGAACAGAAGAAGACAAAATAAGTCAGGCTGGAATCAAGGTTGTCTTGGGGGGTAAGGAATACAAAGTGCGTCCGCTACGTATTCTGGAATCAAGGGAATGGCGGGAGCAGGTTACAAAGTTATTAGGTAATCTACCCAGGTATGTTAAGGCAGATACCAACAACCCAGAGGAATTTGAAAAAGCACTTCAGGGAATCATGGTAGAAATGCCTGATAAAATAGTAGACCTGTTTTTTGAATACGCTAAAGACCTACCCCGCCAGGAAATTGAGGCAGAGGCTACTGATGAAGAAGTAGCTAACGCACTGGTGGAGGTGCTACAGGTAGCCTTCCCTTTGTTACCAGCACTAACAAAAGCGATGGGCAATCTAGCGTAGGCGAAGTATTCGAGTTTTTGTTAGTTGAATGGAGATTGACGCCTGAATACATCCTGAACAACTGGACAGATGAGGAATTCAGTTTAATGGTGGATAAGTTAGTGGAACGCAAGCAAAGAGAAGCCAATGCTTTAAGTGGTAAGCAAACTGAAACTGTTAGCGATACCGAACTATTTGGTATGCTAGGTGGAGCAATGGGAGTGAAATGATTAGCATAGGCGATGCCGTACTCAAGATAACAGGTAACGCGACTGACCTGTATGCAGAACTTGACAAGGTAAAAACTGCTACAAGTAAGCTATCGCAAGTTACCAGGCCAGTTGGTATGGCCATGACCGCTATGGGCGGGGCTATCACCGGCGCAATGGCTATGTCTACAAAATCGGCAATAGGATTTGAGAGCGCCTGGGCTGGCGTTACCAAAACTGTTGATGCCTCTCAAGAAGAACTGGCTACAATGCGTTCTGAATTAAGGGACATGGCTAAAGAGCTACCTAACTCTCACGAGGAATTAGCTGGCATTGCCGCCGCCGCTGGACAGCTAGGTATTCAGACCAAAAACATACTAGGATTCACTGAAGTTATTGCTAAATTGGGTATGGCTACTAACCTTGCGGCAGAGCAAGGAGCTACTGAATTAGCTCGGTTTGCCAACATCACGGGTATGGCGCAGACAGAATTTGAAAATTTAGGTTCTGCTCTTGTGGCTTTAGGCAACAACCTGGCCACGACAGAATCTGAAATTGTAGCAATGAGTATGCGACTGGCCGGCGCCGGCACCACGATTGGGTTAACTGAACCGCAGATACTAGCGCTGGCCGGCTCTCTATCTTCAGTTGGTATCGAGGCTGAAGCTGGCGGTACTGCTTTCTCACAGATGATGCTCAAAATGCAGTCGGCTGTTTTAGGTGGCGGTGATGCATTAAACACATTCGCTAAAGTATCTGGCGTATCTGCAGAAGAATTCCAGAAAGTCTGGGCAACAGACGCTTCTCAGGCTATCATGATGTTTATCGAGGGCATCGGTAGAATGAACGATGCAGGGCAAGATGTCACACCCGTTCTTGAAGAAGTCGAGTTATCTGGCATAAGGTTAACCGATGCCATTTTGAGAGCTTCGGGGGCGACTGACCTATTCAGAAATGCACAAGAGTTAGCTAATCAATCATGGCAGGAGAATAGCGCATTATCGAAAGAAGCGGCGGCACGCATAGGAACAACTGAATCGCAGATAGCCATTCTGAAAAATACAATAAAAGATTTGGCAATATCAATAGGAGAAACACTAGCACCCATACTAAAAAGCATAATTGACTCTATCAAGCCTATCATAGACAGTATAAGCAATTGGGTAAAGAACAATCCAGAATTAGCCAAAACAATCACAATTGTAGTAGCGGCAGTAGGCGGGTTGATGGTTGTATTGGGACCGCTTGTCCTTATGCTACCTACCATAATAAACTCAATATCAATGCTCTCTGGAGTGATAAAAAGTGTAACAGCTATTCAATGGTTGTGGAATGCAGCCATGACGGCCAATCCGATAGGTTTAATCATCGCCGGTATAGCCGCCTTGATAGCCGCTGGAATAGCCTTATGGAAGAACTGGGACAAGATAACAAACTTCTTTGTAGAGGCCTGGAGTACTATTAAGATAGCCTTTGCTACCGCAGTCAAATTCATTGTGAATACTGTTTTAATGCCTTTTATAGAATTTTACTCAAGGGTTATTGGCAATATGGCGAAGGGCGTTGGTAAGCTCGTTGGTATTTTCAATGAAGACTTGGGGAAATCAATAGAAAATGTCTCCGAGCAAATATTAAACGCCAGGGAAGAAATAACTGACTGGTGTGAAAACTTAATAGACGCTGAAAATGTGGCCAAAGATGCCAGAAAAGCCGAGAAAGCTATTGAAGAACTGGGTGAAACGGCAACAGAAACAGCTCAACAAACCACCGAAGAATTAAAGAAGCAATTAGAAGAACGAAAGAAGCAATTAAAGGAACAAAAGAACGCCGCTCTCGAAGGATTAAAAGAAGAACGTATAGCGGCACAGACTGAATACGAAAAACGCATACAGGATATTAGGGAAGATTACGGCATCCTCGAGGAGGAAGAAGAAGGGTATCAAGAGACCAGAATAGAAGCGGCTCGTAAAGCCAACGATAAACTCAAGGAACAATACGATAAAGATATTGACAATGCTCGGGATGCTTATAATGTAAAGATTGACCTGATAAATAAAGAGTACGACGCAAAACTGAAACTGATTGATGACGAGACGGCACGCATCATATCAGGCTATCAGGCACGTATTGATGCTATAGAAGCCGAGGAAGAAGCTGAAGAACGGGCAGAAAAGGAAGCGGAGAGGGCTACCAAACTGGCTGAACTTCAAAAGGCTGTTGACACTGCGAGAACGAAAGGGCAGAGATTAGATGCGCTGGAAAAACTTCACGAGTACGAAAAAGAATTAGAAAAAGAGCGACTGGATGAAGCCCGGGAAGCGGAGAAGAACTCTTTAAGGCAGGCTATTGAAGACGCTCGTAATGCGGCAGAGGAAAAACGGGCTCAATTAGAGAAGGAGAGAGATGCTGAAATTGAGCACGAAACGATACTCTATAAAGCGTTAATGGATAGGCTGGAAAAAGAAAAAGAAGGCCTTGACGCCGCATTAGAAGAAGAAATTGCACGTTTAGTGACTGAAAGAAAAGAGGCAGAGCAAGCGGAAAAAGACAAACTTGATGCTACATTAAATGCCTTAACGGCAAAAGAAAATGCCACTAAAACATATTATGATAATCAATTAACAATGATAGAGCAACATGTAGCAGATGTTAATGCGGCCACGTCTAAAATCGAAGCCAGAACAGTACCGATAACCCTTGCATACGATATACCACCTATGCCCCCAATAAACCTTCCAGGATACCAGTATGGCGGCGTTATTCCAGAGCCGACACTTCTTTATGGATTAAAGAGCATGAGACCTTACGCTATCGCAGGTGAAAAGGGCAAAGAATACGTTACGCCCTCAAGCGGTGGAGGCGTAGTAAACAACTTCACTATCTCCGAGCTTGTAGTGAGGGAAGATGCCGATGTAAAGAGGATAGCTAAAGAGCTTTACAGATTACAGCGGTCGAAGGAAATAGCGTATGGAATTTAACGGTGTAGATTTATCAACATACGGACTCATTGTTACACGCCAGAATACGTCTGACGCAGAGCAAAGCGTAAGTCTGGTACAGTTACCCGATGTAGCGTATTCCTTTGGGGCAACAAAGGTAGCCCGACAGATAAGTTTGGAAATTGCGGTGGTGGGAACTGATAGAAATGATTTGCTATCTAAACTGGATAATATTAAATTAGCTTTGAATGAAAGAAAGGCGAAGGAACTTTATATCAACACTGATAGATACTACATGGCGCAGTTTGTTAATTTACAAGGTAATATGGTGGCGCCGAATGCTTTTATGGGTAATTTGGACTTTATATGCCCCGACCCATTAGCTTACTCTGCAACATTAACAAGCCCAACATTTACTATCACAGGAACGCAGATAGTTGATGTAATAACCGGCGGGACAGCACACATCAAACCGCGCTTTACACTAACGGCGAGCGAGGATGTAAGCAGTGTTAAAATTG